TCTCAAGAAGACCGCATTTCGGATATGATGAAGGAAATTGGTAAAGAGTATATACGACAGGGCAAGACTCCTCAGTGGCAGAAGATTAAACGAAACGCGATCAAGATTCAAAAAGACAGGGATTTTAAGTTAAACATGAAAACTAAGCAGCAGAGAATCGCAGCGCAAAAAGACGATGACTTTAAACTCGCTTTTAAACTCATGCTCGGATTAATTGTTTTAATGGGTGCGCTTGCGGGCTTAGTCTATTTACTAGCTACATAGTAGAGGAATTTAAGAATGGAAATGATTAAAAATATATTAGCTCAAGTTGGCAGTCCAGTGTCTCGGATTATTAACAATACAGAGCATCATATTCTAGGCGGGATTATAATAGTTTTAGTGCTATGCGCCGCGCTTTGGGTGTTTATTTAAAGTGCTGGCTACTCTTAGCGCCTTAATTGGCCCTGTATCATCCATTTTAGAAAAGGCAATCCCAGATCGTGATCTCAGGGAGAAGCTGTCGCATGAGCTGGTAGTGCTTGCCGACAAGCAAATGACCGCTCAAATAGAAGTCAATAAGGTTGAAGCGGCTCATCCTAGCCTCTTTGTGTCGGGTTGGAGGCCCATGTGCGGATGGGTCTGTATCTCTGCTCTAGCCTACTCAACAATCATCTCTCCAGTTCTAGGTATCTGGATTTCAGTACCAGAGGTCGATGTTTCATTGCTCACTACCGTCCTAATGGGCATGCTCGGATTAGGAGCTATGCGCTCATATGAGAAAACCAAGGGCGTTAGCCGAGAAAGATGAAACGGTTTTTAAGGGTTTTCTGGATTTTAATTGCAGTGTGTCCAGAAGCAGTTGCCACGGAACTTACTATGGACAAGTTAATAGCACAGTTAAAGCGTCACGAAGGCGTAAAGCATTTTCCATACCGCGACAGTGTTGGTGTGCTTACCATAGGTTGCGGAAGAAATATTTCCACAAGCAAACAACATAAGGGAATCGGTCTCAGCATTTCGGAAATAGAATTTTTATTAGAAAATGATATTGTTAGAACAATTAAAGAATTATCGCGGGAGTATCCTTGGTTTAATGATTTAGAAGAAGGCGCGAGGCGTGATGCCATTATCAACATGCATTTCAACTTAGGGCGAGCAAGGTTTGCCTCGTTTAAAACGGCCCTTTACCATATGGAAAATGGAAGGCATCAAGATGCATCAAGTGAGTTCTTGAACTCAAAATGGGCGAAGCAAGTAAAAGGAAGGGCGCTGGAGATTACAGACATGATCTCAACGAACACATATGTTTGAATTTTTTTAATCGGACAAAGGTAATAGTAAAAAATGCTGGTTAAATATGATTTCAATCCGGGGATTAACCGAGAAGGCACAGAGCTAACTGCTGGAAGTGGCTGGTATGATGCGGATAAGATTCGTTTTCGCAAAGGAAGGCCGGAACAGATTGGCGGCTGGCAGAAGTATTCGACTAATACTTTCTTGGGGATATGCCGCTCTTTATTAGACTGGGTAGCCTCAGCTTCTACCGAGTATCTGGGTGTCGGAACCAATCTAAAGTTTTATATTAATGAAGGCGCTAACTACAATGATGTTACGCCGATAAGAGAAACCACTCTTGCCGGAGCGGTTACGTTTGCCGCTACTAGCGGCTCCTCCACTGTAACAATAGCTGATACTAGTCATGGGGCGGTTACTAATGATTTTGTTACTTTTTCAGGAGCAGTGTCGCTAGGCGGAAACATCACTGCTGCGGTTCTCAATCAGGAATACGAAATTGCCAATGTTATTGACGGGAACTCCTACACGATTATAGCCAAAAACACGGCTGGGGTTACGGTAACGGCATCTGGTGGCGATGTCGGAAATGGTGGAGGGTCGGTCGTTGGTGCTTATCAAATCAATACAGGGCTTAACACTTACGTTTCTTCTTCAGGATTTGGCGCGGGAACGTGGGGTATTTCGGCGTGGGGAGGATCAACAGCTATTACGGCTGGCAACCAGCTTAGGCTTTGGAGCCAAGACACGTTTGGCAATGATCTGATCTTTTGTGCGCGTGGCGGTGGTATTTTTTACTGGAATGAAAGTGCTGGTACTGGAGTTCGCGCAGTGGCTCTTGCTGACAAGGCAGGAGCAGTGAACCCTCCAGTTTTAGCCTTGCAGGTAATGGTCTCGGAAACTGACCGGCATACTATTTGCTTTGGGTGCAACGGGATTGGAGTGGCAAGTATTGATCCTTTGCTGGTTAGATGGTCTGACCAAGAGAATCCTTTCGACTGGACTCCCACCTCTACGAACACCTCTGGAGGCGTAACTCTTACCGCAGGATCGTATATTGTAGGGGCTATTAAGACTCGCCAAGAGATATTGATATTTACGAATAGCAGTATTCACTCGATGCGTTTTTCCGGTTCCCCGTTTACTTACCAATTTGAGGTAGTTAACGAAGGGCTATCAATGATATCTCCTAATGCGTGTGCCAACGCAGGGGATATGGTCTTCTTCATGGATCGGGGTGGATTTTACTTTTATAACGGCTCAATACAGCGTCTAACCTGTACTGTCCTTGACTATGTTTTTAGTAATATAAATACGTCAGAAGAATACAAAATATTCGCCACCACGAGCGTAGATTTTTCAGAAGTTTACTGGTTTTATCCTGTAGGAACTGGGAACACAGAGTGTACTAACTACGTCTCTTATAATTATATGGAGGATTCGTGGGCGATAGGAACTTTAACCAGAGGCGCGTGGATAGCAGCTAATACTAGGACTTATCCTATTGCTGCCTCAGCAATCACCTCGTCAGATTATAACGTCTTGTATAACCATGAGTTTGGTCATGACGCAGACGGTCTTGCTATGAACGGTTATGTAGAGTCTGGTGGCGTACAGATAGGAGACGGAGAAGACTTCATGTTTGTGAATCGAATGATTCCTGACTTTGAGTTCAGAGGAACAGCCGCCAACGCCTCTATGGATGTCATCTTAAAAGGAAAAGACTTTCCTCTAAACGCTACCGCTACACTGGCTACTGCTAACGTAACAGCGTCTACTAATCAGTCTTTTATCAGAGCAAGAACCAGAGAGTCAATCATAAGAGTTGAGAGTACCGGCACTGGCTATGGTTGGACTTTGGGGCAGCTTAGGTTTGATATACGACCTGACGGGAGGCGTTAATGGCTCAAAAAGTAAATTTAGTTGTATTGCCTACGGCAAACCCTAATTATGATTTTCAAAACGAGCTTACTTTAAGGCGGTCTATAGAGCGTTCTTTCTCTGCTGCGAGCGATGATATTAGAGAGTTATCTACTAAGACAGGCAAGGAAGAGTCTTTGGCCTTAAAGCGTTATCAATTTTTATTAATGGGGGCAGGAAATGGCTGATGTAATAAAGGTATTAGGCCAAATAGCCCCAGCAGCAACGACTGTAACAACCTTGTATACGGTTCCCGATCTTGCTCAAACCACGGTAAGTTCTTTTGTGGCTTGTAATCGTAACGCAGGCGCTCAAACCTTTCGCCTTAGCGTCCATGTCGCGGGAGCTGTAACAAATAACAAGCAATATCTTTTCTATGACAAGTCAGTGGCTGCAAATGCTACACTGACCGTTGTTATTGGGATAACCCTTAACCAAGCCGATGTACTTAAAGTTTATGCCTCCACAGCAGACATGAGCTTTAATCTATTCGGCGTAGAAACCAGCTAGGTATAAGCATGAACAACATAGCACCTAAAGCACCTCTAGCCAGACAAGCCAATCAAATGGCTGGGCATGGACGTTACGGAGATTCCCAGCTTGTTCATATGAACCCCTACGAGGTTCAGGGTCTTGCCTCTATGTCCCCTACTGGACAGTTGACTACGAACCCTGTGACAGGTCAGCCAGAGGCGTTTCTGCCCTTTCTAGCGCCTATAATTGGCAGCATGTTGGGTACGACAGCTCTTGGTGGTACAGCTCTTGGAATGGCAGGAGCTGGAGCGTTAGGCTCTGGCCTAGCTACATGGGCTGCTACAGGAGATTTCGAGAAAGGTTTAATTAGCGGCGTAACAGGCTTTGGCTTAGGTCAGGTTCTAGGTGCTGGTGCTGAT